ACAACAATACCAATAAACCACCTACTTTTATCGCCGTAATAAATTCTACTCATATTACAAAGTCCTCACCTAAACCGCCTAGTCTACCACAATATAAAGTACTTTTAATATCACTTAAGTCAAATGCATGTCTTGCAGCGTATACAAGATAATCGCCAGACTTTTTTGTATCAAATTTAAGTTGACCCGTATCTTCTGTTGTACTAACATGATCTAAAAACAATATTCTAATCATTCTACCGATTGTGTAATTATTATCACCTGTCATAAATTCTCTACCTTTTACGGTTATTTGTATTGGTGACTTAATTAGAAAAGATTTTACTGATTCAGATATCACTTTTTTCTTATGTTCACCATCGACATCTTCATCTTGATAACTTTTAAAATCGTTACCGCCATTCCTAAAAGCTCCCGTAGATGACATTTGAGTTATATTTTTTGTTTCATGTTGTGAAAACTTTTTATCGTTAAATTTATAATCTGGTGCATATACAAATCTTTCATTTGAACCACCTAGTTTATTTTCATTTGATAATTCTCGAAAAACATCTTCAACATCAAATTTAACTTTGATAGGTGTTGCTGTTGTAGTATCATAAAATTCATATGATGATCCAACTAATCCTTGATTCATAATATCAAGTAAATCTTCAGTATTTTCTATTTTAAAATCTAAAATATTATAAAATTTTTGTGTACTAAGTGATGAAGTATTTAAACTAGGTGCAAATATAAAAGGTCTATTTATATTAATAGGGTTTTCTCCTAACATATCACCTAAATCTCTTAATATGAAATTATCTACACCTAACGTTGTATATAAGTAAAAAGGTAATCCTAACTCAGAAAGAGCTCTTTTTTTAATCCACATTGCTGATTGTAAAGGATTTAAATTTGGTATAATAACTTTAAAATCATTTATCTTTTCATCACCTATTACTGCTGTTGGTTTTTCTAAGTATTCATTTAATAATTTACTAATTATTGAAGTAGGTCTACCTTTATATGATCTATTAACATTTTGTAAAGAAGCTTTTAATGCATGATATTCTACACAGTGAAGTTTTATTGAATCGGTTGTTTCATCTGCTCTTATTGTATTATCAATAGATTTAATTAAAAATTCTTTTTTTATAGTATTACCAGTAGATAACTCCTCAACTTGTTGAAACTCTATTTCTAATTTTTCACCACCTTGAAAATCAAAATCCATTATAATATTATTTCTATCTACCATTATAAAATTAGCGGTTAGATAAGGAATCTCAATATTTTCATAAATCTGAAATGATACAATTACATTTTTAAGATCAACTTCTATATTTGATAATCTATCACTTGTAGATAATACAGCAGACACTATTTTATATTCTGTATTATTTTCAATGGCATACATATTAAACTCTTAAAGCTTTTTTATAACTTCCAATTAAGGTTGTGATGAGTGATGGTCTAATTACTTTGATTTGTTTTAAACTTTCGTTTACAGCATAGTAACCTTGTTCATTAGTTATTTCATTTACACCGACACCGGGATTTAATAAATTACCAGTAGCACTGTCAACACCTACATCTACTACACCAGAAGTGTCTGTATAATATGATGCAGCTAATCTTTCATCTATTGAAGAAGTAACATTTACTGTTTCTGTTATTCCTTGAGAATTTACTGATGATACTATTTCTCCATCTGCAGTAAAATTAACTTCACCTTCTATAACTATTTGACCTAACATAAAGTTTCTTTTTATTATTTTTCCAGATGCGCCTGAAGTATTACCAGTTACAGTTTGGCCAACTTTAAACTTAGTTGAAATGTTTTCACGTGTATTCAAAACAGTATTTGGAAATATTTTTTTAATGTATCTTTGAAACTCAGTATTAGTCAAAGGCCATCCTTGCTGGCGAATTTTATCATTAAGTAGATAGAAAGTCCAATAGTAAAGTGTTGTTCCATAAATTTGTAATGATACTTGATCAGGCCTATCACCTTCTCTAATATTGTAATAAGTTAAAAAAGCAATATCGTCTTTTATTTGATCAATCACATCAACATATTTTGAAATATCAGGAGTTATAGATGCTAGTTCATTATTGCCAAACGAATATGCTACATCACCAAAATCTTTAAAAAAATCCATTAGAAACCGTCCTTAATATCTTTTTTATTTAATGTTCTATATTCAACAAAACTTAAAGTTAAATCTATTTCATTAGGTTGGCCATCTCTTCTAAAAGTTCCACCTGTTGGATTAACTGTAGTGCTTACATTTCTTAAATAACAAAGTTGCATTCTTGGTATTCTTAAATTTTCGCCACCTTTGTATTTAAAATTAATTTGAAAAAGATTTGGAAATTGATAACCTAAGTCTGCCGAAACCGCATCATTAATGTTTACTGGAAATGTAGAAGGATACATATTCCTTCTAAAATGTTGTACAATCTGTTGAGCAATTGCTGCTTCTTGTTGCGATTCTGGAATCATTTTAAATTGAAAAGTAAATTCTCTTAATGCTACACCTCTAAATAAAGCTCTAACGTTTGGATTTACAATCGCTCGGTTTGTTAGTCTTAATGCATTTGCTACACCACTATTTAAGAAAGAACCTAAATCAATTGCTCTTGCAGCACCAACTCTTAATGCTGCTTCAGTTAATTGTTTATTTCCTGTCATTAAATCAAATATACTTTCTACACCCTGATTAGCTGCGCCAACAACACTTGCAAGTGCACCTGCACCAGATCTTACTAAAGCTTCAGCCGCAGCACCTGTAGCACCTAAATCTGCACCGTCATATTGAGCGTTATCGTTAAACTGCATAGTTAACGGAAAGTACATATCAACTACTGGTTCACCAGATACTAATTGTTCTTTCAACCCACCTAATATAACTCTTGAACTTACATCAACAAACTCACTTTCAGTTAATTTATCAAGATACTTTCCACCAGTACCTAATATTTTACTCGCTATTGATGCGTTTCGGCCAGCCGCGTCAGCATTTATGATATCATCTATATTATCGTAATCTTCATCATCACCTACATCTTCAAAACCTATATCAATATCATCAGCAGTTTCTGTTCTTACAACGTCATCACTTTTTGCTACAAATTTTAAATTATCTTTTGCTATTGAAGCAAATTTCTTTTGATTCTTTCCATCAACTTTTGGTGCAAATGTTTTCATAGTAAAAGTAACACGTGCTTGATATGCGGGATTTGAATTTTCTAGTGGATATGCTAAAGTTGGACCAACTCCTCCATAACTTTCATTTTGTACGGCATTTACGTCATTGTCTTGAGATCTTATTGTTGATGTTGGTTTTATATTCCTAGCAAATTCATCTGTTATCGAACCCTCTGCCCCTGTCACAAATTGTGTATTGTTAGAAGATGGGCCATAGGGTGAATATGGATTGCCTCCAGCAAAATCTGAAAAATCTACATTATCAGTCGCAAGACCCGGAATCGGTATATTATTAGGAACTGGCATTTTTTATCCTTATAGATATATTAAATATTATTTTTCTATTTATAACAAAAAACATGGCTTATTCTGGTAGATACTCAATCAAAAATGCATCTAAGTATAAAGGTGATGTTAATAATATAATATATAGGTCTTTATGGGAAAAGGCAGTTTTCCAGTGGTGTGATAAGAATCCTAAAGTTAAACAGTGGAGTTCAGAAGAAATCATCATTCCCTATTACTATGAAGTTGATAAAAAATATCATAGGTATTTTCCCGATATGAAGATAGTAATGGAAGATAAAACAATTTTAGTTGAAATTAAACCTGAAAAAGAAACACATCCACCAACCGGCCAAAGAAGAACAAAACAATATATTGCTGAAGGATTGTCATATATTCGTAACATGAATAAATGGGAAGCAGCAAATGATTATGCAAAAGATCGTGGTTGGGACTTTCAGATATGGACAGAAAAAACATTACAAGAAATGAAATTACTACAAGGTCCAGCACCGGGTAAACTAGGTAAATATAAACCATATAAACCTTTTCGAAAAAAACGTAGAAAAAAGTTATAAATAGTCTTATGAGTAATTGTTTTCATTTAGCTGTAGAAGGTGGTAAGTTGGAACTAACGCTACCTTTTTACACAACTATATTAGGTTGCGAACTTGGTCCTTCTGAAGAAGGTAAATGGCAAGACATTGATTTTTGGGGTAATGAATTAACATTACATGAAAGTGAACCAAGAAAGCAAAAGTCTTCAGATCGTGAAAGACATGATGTTGATATGGGTGCAGTATGTGTACCACACTTTGGTGTACATTTACCGTGGGACATTTATACTAAAGTAAAAAAGAATGTAGAATCATCTGTAGGTTTTTATGATAAACCGTATATAAGATTTGAAGGTAAAGAAACACAACAAGAAACTTTTTTTGTTGAAGATCCAAACTTTAATATGTTAGAAATTAAGAGTATACAAGGTACATATTATGAGTAATCTTTTTCAGAAACTTGAACTTGAAGCTTTTCGTGCCGGAATAAATCCACGTACACAAGAATCAAGAGAATGGTTTCGTAGAAGAATACAAAGATTAACGAGAATAAATCGAGATGCTTTAATGAGAGAACAAGAAATAAATCGTAGAGCATCTCATAGTTATGGTTCAATGTTTATGTATTTTTATGATCCAAAACATAAAAAGAAATTACCTTACTATGACAGATTTCCATTAACTATACCAGTTGAGCCAGCTGAAGGCGGATTCCGTGGAATTAATTTACACTACTTACCTCCAGTTCTAAGAGCAAAATTTTTAGATGCATTATTAAATGTAACAAATAATAAAAAGTATGATGAATCTACAAAATTTAGATTAACGTATGAACTACTAAATGGAACTAGAAATTTAAGATACTTCAAACCTTGTTTCAAACATTATTTACTATCACAGGTAAAATCAAGATTTGCAGAAGTTCCTGCACCAGAATGGGAAATAGCAACATTTTTGCCAACCGCACAATGGGAAAAAGCTTCTGCCGGTCGTGTTTATCAAGATTCAAGAAAGGCATCAAATGGCTAATAGTATAGAAGATATTAAAGCATTAGCGAATACAAAACTTGGATTTGCAAGAAGTAATAAATTTTTAGTTACATTACCAAGTATCGGTCCTGGTGGTGGAATATTCACAGGGATACAAGCACTTTTCAATAGTAATGGTGGAGGTGCAAGTCCAAGAGAACTTAATATTTTATGTTCAAATGCCACTATGCCCGGCAAACAAATATTAACAAATGATCGTAGAATTGGTATGGAATTTCAAAAAATGGCGTATGGGTACGCAGTAGATGATATATCCATGACATTTTACTTAATGAATGATTATGGAGTAAAAGATTATTTTGACAGTTGGAGATCAACTGTTATAGATGAAAATGGTATGAGTTCAAATTATAAAAACGAATACTCATATACAATAAGCATACATCAATTAAGACAACCATTAAAAGGTTTTAGTAGACAAGTAGGACCTATTAGATTTAATGCTGGATTAGGCGGTGGAAGTGTTTATTCAGTTGACTTATTAGAAGCTTTTCCTATAGCAACTAATGCTATTGAGTTAACTAATGACTTAGACGGTTTGGTACAATTAACTGTAACATTTGCGTATACAAACTGGAGAAGAACAAGAGGGGTGCAAAACTTTATCAATATGGATATTGACACACCTCTCGGTGGAATTGATATACTATAAGGAGTGAAACATGGCATTGCCAAAGTTAAACAATGATCAACCAGTTTATGAAATGGTTATTCCTTCTACTAAAGAAACTGTTAAGTACAGACCTTTTTTAGTAAAAGAACAAAAAAGTATGTTAGTTGCATTTGAATCTCAAGATATGAAACAAATTTTAAATGCTATGTTACTAAGCATTGAATCTTGTATTCCTGGGATTGATGTGAATAAGCTAGCAACTTTTGATGTAGACTATATGTTTACACAACTAAGATCAAAGTCAGTTGGAG